ACCATGATGTTGTCTGCTTCTTCTTCGGCCATGCCGTAGTTGTACTTGATGTTTACAGGCGAAACAAGGGCCGAAATGGCCGACTTGACCGGAGCGGCCGTTCGAGGCTAGCATTCGCCCTCTACCGTCGAAACCGTCGAACAGGAGCGCGCCGTTGGCGAAAGCTAGTTGGGACACGTATCTCCTCAAGAACAAGCAGGGAGCGTACCTGCCGTGTCTCGCCAACGCCGTGGCGATTCTCACGCATCGAAAAGAGTGGCACAACGTCATCGCCTTCGATGCGTTCGCCGGCTCGGTCGTCAAGAAGAAGACACCTCCGTGGTCCGAGGATCTCGCGCCTGCCAATGACGACGTCGGCGACTGGACTCAAAGCGACTCGGCGCGTGCCGCGGTCTGGCTTTCGAACGAGTACCAATGCTCGTTCTATTCTTCTGTCGCTGACGAGGCCGTTCGACTCGTCGCCGAGCGATGGCAGTTCCATCCGGTACACGACCGCTTGAACGATACCAAGTGGGACAAGAAGGCGCGTCTCGACGATCTGCTCGTCCGCGTTGCCGGCGCACCTGACACGATCTACACCCGCAACGTCACCAAGAACTTCTTTCTCGGTGCTGTCGCGCGTGTGATGCGCCCTGGCGTGCAGGTCGACACGGTGCTCATCCTCGAAGGCCCGCAAGGAGCGGGGAAGAGCACGTTCTTTCGAACGCTCGCATCCGATGCTTGGTTCTACGATACCGTCTTCAACATCGGCGGCAAGGACGGGTACCAGGCGCTCAGGCGCAAGTGGATCGTCGAGTTCAGCGAGCTCGACGCGCTCGGCAGCGCCGACCTCGCGCGCGTCAAGGCGTTCATCTCGTCGGTCAAAGACAGCTATCGCCCCTCGTACGGGAAGGCGACGATCGACTTCCCCAGGCAGTGCGTGTTCGCCGGGACCGTCAACCCGAACGGCGCCGGGTACCTGAACGACACGACGGGGGCACGCCGGTTCTGGCCCGTGCTGGTCGGCAAGATCGATCTCAAGAAGGTGCGCGAGGAGCGCGACCAGCTCTGGGCGGAGGCGTTCGTTCGCTACCGCAACAATGAGCCGTGGCACATGCGGGACGAGAAGTTGATCATGGCGGCGGCAGCCGAAGCCGAAGAGCGGCGAGAGTCCGACCCGTGGGAGACGCACTTCCGCGAGTACCTGTACATGAACAAGGCACTTTACCGTAAAGCCGGCGTGACGATCACGGATCTGCTCACCAACGCGGTGGACGTGCCGAAGGAGCGTCAGAGCCGGGCCGCGCAGATCCAGGCAGGGAAGGCCCTCCGCGCGATCGGCTGGACGAATGTCGCGCGAGGAAGCGACGATGTCCGCCGCTACTTTCCCGCTGAGAACCCGAAGGATCGCCCCCTGAAACTAGTTCCTTCTTCCTCCAATCCTCCAATAGAAAAAGGGGGTCCTAGGGGGGGTAGTAAGAAGAAGGGGAGTACCGGATCAGTGGGGGGTACCTAATCTCGAATTTTGATTGGCGGATTGGAGGTGATTCGAGGCGCGAAAGAGCCGAATCACTTTGAAAGGACTTCAGAAAATGGGATTGCAACCGTCTGCCTCACGTACCGCGCTGCTCCTGGCCTGCCCTCGCCCCTTCGACCCGGAGCTGGAGTCTGACCCCGACCTTGCCGGGGAGCCTGCCCGCTACGGCAGCGCGTTCCATGCCGTTCTCGCGGCGTGCCTTCGCTCCTCGTCGAAGAAGCCGCTCGAGAAGGCCGCCGCCGCGTACGCCCGTGAGATCGACCGTGCCGCCGCCGCGTACGACGTGAGGCGGGCCGCCCACGAGCTTGCCGGGCACGTAAAGAGCAGCGCGAAGGTGCTCCGCAACTGGCTCGACCGAGAAGGGCTCGTGGTCTCGGAGATCGAGACGGCCCGCGCCATCGCGCCGCAAGCAAACGGCGACTTCACGGCGCGGCCCATCCCGCCGCATGATGAAGACCACCGCTACGAGCTGAAGAAGGGCGAGATGGGCGCCACCGTGGATCTCATCGCGCAGAGCGCCAATCGGGTTCGCACGGTCGTCGTCGATCACAAGACAGGCAGCGGCGACGAAGACAAGTTCGCCCAGCCGGCGTCAATCCCGCAGATGCGAACGCTCGGGCTGCTCTCCGTGACGCGCAGTACCCCCCACTCCGAGGTCGGGATCTTTCACGCCGATCGGAGGGGGCTCCCGATCGTGTACTCGGAGCCGTACGAGCGCCCGGAGCAACGAAGCCACACGGTCGAGCTGCACCAGGCGCTCTCCCGTATCGGCCAGGGCTTCTTGCGGCCTGGGCGCCACTGCGCCCGTTGCCCGGCTCGGATCACGTGCCCGGCGCATGCGGCGGATCTGCTTTCCGAGAGCGCAGCAGCGCTCGTCCAGTCGGCGAACACGCTCGCCGTCGAGCCGGTGGACCCGAGAGGGCTCTTGGCGCCTACGAGCAGCACAGCAGCGCTCGAGGTACGGGCCGGCGCGCTCTACGAACTGCTCAAGAAGTTCCGCGCGCTCGAGAAGGCTGGCTCCGACGAGATCAAGCGGCTGGTCCGCGGCGGGGCCATCATCGAGACGGATGACGGCAAGGTGCTCGCGCTCCAAACGCAGACGTACGAGACGCTCTCGAAGAAGAGCGTGCTCGAGGCGCTCGGCAAGGTCGCCGGGGAGAAAGAGCTCAAGCGGCTCCGCGAGAAGGGTGCTATCCGCGAGACGACGCGCGAGATGCTGGTAGGCGAGAAGTAGCCTTTGGCTTGGTTGAAGCCGCGCTGGACAACATGCGTCCGGGACGTTATGTTTCTTCTCCGAGCGAGTCCTCCCGCACACGCTCTCCCTGGCGCCGCGACCTCTTTCGACGGGGGTCGCGGTTCCTTTTTGCGCTCTTGCCTAGCCGCCTCTTTTGCGCGCACGCCACACCGACGCATTTTTGTTGTTGCACTTTCGTTTTCGTTTTTGTAGAACCTGATCCCCTAGCCCAACGTCGAAGGGCCACCGCTCGAAGGTGGCAGCGGGTTAGAGAAAGCGAACAGACATTGCCGCAGGATGCGTCCGCGCTAGAGCGCGACCCGTACGATCGCGTGCTGATTTTAGGCGAGCCCCATGCGGGCAAGTCGACCAGCGTAGTGGCCAGCGCCGCAGCCGCGTTTGGCGTCGGCTACGTGATCAACTGCGGGAAGAAGACTGGACTTACGGACGCCGCGCGCCGCAACGACAAGTTCAAGTGGGACCTCGTCCGCGACGAGGTGCAAATGGAAGATGCGCTCAAGGAAGCGCGGCGCGGCACGAAGGACGGGATCTACAAGTGGGTCGTCATCGACGACTTCAACCTCTACGCGAGCTGGCTGGAGGTCGCGCTCGAAGATCAGACGCGCAACGCCAAGGGCGAAGCCGACGGTCGGCGCTTCTGGCGCGAGTACAGGAAGCGGCTCATCAACATCCTCGTGCGGTCCTTCGACTTCAAGTCGCACGTCTACGTCATCTCGCACTACATCGAGACGGGCGGCGGGCTCATCGAGGGGCAGACCGAGAAGACCGGCGTCGGCATCGCGCCTCTATTCGCTGGGGCTGCGCGCAAGGAGATCCCGGGCATGTTCGGCGACGTCATCTACATGGCGCCGCACTCCAAGGATCCGGCGAGGCGGAGCTTCTTCATCAACCCCGTCGGCGTGTACGGCCCGAGCTGTCTCTCCGTTTCCGGTACGAGAGAGATCGATGCCGACGTCGGCATCTTGCACGAAGAGTTCAAGAAGGGCAGCAAGCCCTCCAAGCCGGACAAGCTACCTCAGATCGAGTCCAAACGTCCGAACCAGCAACGAAAGTGAAAGAGAAGAGCATGGCCAACGATTCGCAGAAGAAGATGGAATACAAGCGCGTCAAGTTCGACGTGAACGAGATCGCACCCGACGCGCCGGCAGGCGAGTGGGCCGTGTCGATCCCGCGGGGCAAGTGCAAGGTCCAGCCGACCAAGGAGGACCGCTACCCGATGCTGATCGTGCCGATCCGCCTCGACGGCACGGAGGAGGAAGGCGAGACGTACCAGAAGGCGCTCGGCGCCGAGCTCTCCGCCATGATCGTCTTCTTCGGAGACGAGAAGGCGCGGGCCGCGCGCATGAGCAAGCTGCGCCTCCGGCAGCTCTGCGAGGCCGCCGACGTCGATCTCGACCTCGTGCCCAAGGATCTGGAGGATCCGGAGAACGATCTCGAGCCGCTCATCCGCGCGCTCGAGGGCAAGAAGTTCACGGCGTGGACGCGGCTCCAGACGCGCAAGGACACCGGCGAGGTCACCACCGAGCTCGTGTTCCAGAACCCGAACAAGGCGCTCAGCGCGGCGGGTGGGGACGACGACGAGGACAAGCCGGCCGGGAAGAAGCCAGCGCCGGCCAAGAAGAAGCCCGCCGCGTCGTCGAGCAACGGCAGCAGCAAGCGGCGATGACTCCGCGTCGTAGACGGTCGCTGCTCGAAGATGACGGCCTCACCATCCTGGGGCGCGACGAGCCTTCGAGCGGCGACGTCTGCGAGCGATGCGGCTGCACGCGCGGGAGGCATGACGAGGATGGCTGCGCGTGCGGCAAGTGCGGGGGGTTCGAGGACGGGATCGAAGACACCGAAGAGACGTGAGGGGTCGAGGATGAGCGCTTCGAAGAAAAAGAAGGAGACACGAAAGGCCGAGCGTAGACAACGCCGCGCTGAGCGCTCCTCGACGCAGCCGATCGATCAGGACGGAGCGATGATGGATCGCATTCTCATCGGTATGGCCATGATGAGCCGATCCGCATCGCCAAACTACGTCCTCGCATACATCTTGAATCCCGCCGTGCGCGGAAGCGACAAGTTGGTCGTGCACGAAGCGAGCACCTACCCGGCGTTTGTCGAATTGGCCGCCGCACGGGACGCGCAGATGTGCGCGAAAATCTCGATCGCAGCGGCGGACATCATTCCTTTCTGGATGGGGCGGTTCATCGCGCTGACCGAAAGCGACGTCGTGTTCGGATGGACGTTCACGGACAAGCGCGTGTGGACGGCTAAAACGCTCGGCTTCGATTACAGGCTCATCGAGGAGCTGTACGGGGAGTCGTTCGCACGATTCATCAATGGAGTGCCTCACGCGCACAGGATCCGACGTGACCATCTGGCCGACCATATGGACGCGATGCTCCACTTGATAGCCGCGGGCACGGACAGCGCGCATCAGTACATCGACATGCAGGCCGTCGATCCCGGAGTCGGTTCTACTAGCTACATGAGCAGGGGCGGCAGCGCGTGACAGCAGAGAAGAGGATCAGATGACACGCTCAGGGCGAAAGGTCACTGTTGAAGAGGCGACGTTGAACGTTGTCGGCGTCTCGATCAAAGCGCTCCAGATCGGCAAGAAGCAAATGACACTGTCGGTGTTCCGGCAGTTGCACCACTCGGCCGTATGGGATCCGGAGACACGCAAACCAAAAGGCATCGTATGGGGCCGCGTCAATTACTTTTGGAACGGCGATAGCAATCGTTCTTATGCCGGCTACGGCGATGTTTTCGAATCGGAATGCGATCCGATCCACATCGTGTGGCAGGAAGGGTCAAAGCTGCGCCGCTCTTACCTGTTCCCCGACATTGGAGAAGATCGAGCGTCGTACCCTCTTTATCTCCCGCGCGAGGGCACTTCTTACCGTCCATGTAAGGTGTTACGCGAAACACGGAAGGTGAGCGTCGCACTCGTTCGAGCGTGGGAGGCGTTCTACGCAGAGCATATCGCCGCGTCGGACCAGCTCTTCATCGCGGTGTGATCGATGACCGCAAAGGCCCTTCCCGTTGTCGGCGAGTACGACCCCCGCGCCGCTGGCGCCAGGTGCGATCTCTGCCCGTTGAAGGGGAGCGCTGTCGTCCCGCCGAAGACGTCGCCTCTACCGCCGAAGCTCGTGTTCGTCGGCGAGGCGCCTGGACGCAAGGAGGAGATCCACGGAGTCCCGTTCATCGGGCAGACCGGCTCTTTCCTGCGCGGGCTCTGCCGCGAGGTCGGCATCGACTTTCGCGAAGCGACGCTCCAGAACAGCGCCTTGTGCCGGAGCAACATCGACAAGGAGAACGAAGCGGCGTCTGTTTGCTGTTCTCCGCGGCTCCTCAAAGAGCTCGCCACGCTCGACCCGAACATCCCCATCGTCACGCTCGGGAAGAGCTCGACGCTCTCCGTGCTCGGCGTACGCAGCATCATGCACTCCCGCGGGTTCGTCTGGACAGCGCGCGAGATCGATCCGGCTCCTGCCTGGAACGCGGCGAAGAAGGCGAAGCTCCGCGGCGCCCCGAAATGGAAGCAGCTCTGGCTCAAGGCGCAGATCACCGAAGGCCGAAGCAAGCTTGCTGGCCGCACGGTGCTGCCGACCGTGCATCCTGCGTTCGTGCTGCGCTCTGACACGTGGCTTCCGATCCTGAAGCTCGATCTCGATCGAATCGCCCGATGGGTACGGGGAGAGCTGAGCCGAGCCCAGCTCCTTGAGAACGGCCCCTACGTGGTCGTCTCGAAGCGCGATGACATCCGGCGGGAGCTCCGGAAGCTCGCGCCCGTCATCAGCGTCGACGTCGAGACCGGCGCGAGCACGTCTGGCGGCAAGGACGGCGCCGACCCTCTCCGCAATCGGCTCTTGTGCATCGGCATCTCGGACGGCGAGCGCACGGTCGTCATCTGGCCGTGGCGGAAGACACACGCGCCGCTGGTCAACGCCCTCTTCAAGAGAGCGACGACGATCGGGATGCACAACGGCTACAACTTCGACCAGATCGTGCTCGACCGGAACGGCATGTCGTTCGAGCCTATCGAGAGCAAGCTCGAAGACACGCTCATCGCGCACCACACGTTCGCGAGCCACATGCCGCAACGGCTCTCTCACGTCGCGAGCGTGTTCATCGACGCCGGACCGTGGAAGGTCACGTTCAAGCAAGGCACTGGCGGCGCGACCGAGAAAGGGCTCCCGCCCGAGAAGCTCAGTGGCGAGGAGCTCTGCCTCTACAACGCCGCAGACGCCCGCATCCAAGCGCAGGTTTGGCTCAAGATGCGGGCCGATCTCGAGAGCGAGCGCGCGGTCTACGAAGTCGACAAGACCAACGCCAGGCTATGCCGCAGCCTCATCGTCAACGGCATCGGCGTCGATCTCGAACGTCGCGCGCAGCTCCGCGAGGGGATCGTGGCGAAAGAGGCTGAGCTGCTCGGCAAGATGCAAGCGATCCTCAAACGACCGAACTTCCACCCGATGCAGCTCTCCGAAGTACGCAGGGCGCTCTTCACGACGCTCCGCGCGCCCCTCTCGGTGGCGGACCCGACGGACAGCGGCCTCCCGTCCACTTCCCAGACAACGCTCGAACGGCTCAAGGGAAACGCGACGCGCGCTGGGCGGTTTGCCGATCTGCTCTTGCAGTGGCGGGGGGCCGTCAAGATCCGTGGCACGTACATCGACTCGCAGATTCTCGACAAGCCGTCGAAGAAGACGCCACTCATCTCGCGGACACACTTCAACTGGCGCAGCTACGGCGCATCTTCGGGACGGTACTCCTCTCGTTTGCAGAGCTGCCCACGTGCCGAGTACCTGAAAGACAAGAGCATCGTGCTCGAGACGCGCGTGCGAGAGGTCTACATCGCACGTCCTAGCTGCAAGCTCGTGTACTTTGATCTCTCGC